TTGAATCACAAGAAGACCTAAACGCTCGTGTTAAAGCTGCCGCGTTCATCGGAACACTTCAGGCGGGTTACACTAACTTCCACTATCTTCGTGATATTTGGAAAAGAACAACTGAGAAAGATGCATTAATTGGTGTATCTATGACAGGTATCGGTTCAGGTATTGTTTTGGGTTATGATATGAAAGAAGCGGCTAAAGTTGTTAAAGAGGAAAACTCAAGAGTTGCGGAATTAATTGGTATTAACAAATCGGCTCGTACTACAACAGTAAAACCTGCAGGAACAACCTCATTAACTTTAGGAACATCATCAGGTATTCATGCCTGGCACAACGATTATTACATCCGTAGAATTCGTGTAGGTAAGAATGAATCAATTTACCATTACTTAATTAATAATCACCCTGAATTGGTTGAAGATGAATTCTTCCGTCCACATGATACTGCGGTTATTTCGGTTCCACAAAAAGCACCTGAAGGTTCAATATTAAGAACTGAAAGTCCGTTTCAACTATTAGAAAGGGTTAAGAAAATCACACAAGAATGGATTAAACCTGGACATAGAAATGGTTCAAATAGTCACAATGTGTCGGCAACAATTAGTTTAAAACCTGAAGATTGGGAATTAGCTGGTGAGTGGTTTTGGAATAATCGTGATTTTTACAACGGTTTATCTGTACTTCCGTATGATAATGGAAGTTATATCCAAGCTCCTTTTACTGATTGTACTAAAGAAGAGTATGAAAAATTATTTTCAAAACTACATTCAATTGACTTATCAAAAGTTATTGAATTGACAGATGAAACAGATTTAAGTGGTGAGTTGGCGTGCGCTGGAGGAGGATGTATTATTACTTAATAGTAATTATCTAATTAATAATAATAATGGGTGTGAAGTCATAAAAAAACTTCACACCTTTGTATTTATATAATATATTACTATATTATGATAATGTACATCTACAAGATAACAAATATAAAAAACAAAAAGTTTTATATTGGTAAAAGTAAAAATGTTGAAAAACGATGGAAACAACATTTGTCGTTGGTTGGAAAAAAAAGACATCCATTATATGATGCAATAAAAAGTTATGGAATTGAAAATTTCAAATTAGAAATTATTGATTGTAATGAAGAAACAATGATAGACGAGTTAGAAAAAAAATGGATATTAGAAACTAATGCAATAAAACTTGGGTATAATATGACTGATGGAGGTACGGGAGGGGATACTTTTTCCAACAAATCTGAAGAATTAAAAAAAATTACAAGAGATAAATTAAGACAAATAATGAAAGACAATAACCCAATGTTTAACCCAATAATCAAACAGAAACTTAAAGAAATACAAAGCGGGGATGATTATAAAAATAAAATGTCGGAAATTGCGAATTCAAGACGTGAGGATTTTAAAGTAAAAGTTAGTAATGGTTTAAAGTTAGCGTTAAAGTCATCTGAATTAAGAAAAAAATGGAGTGAATGTAAGATAGGTGATAAAAATGGGAGGTCATTAGGTACAATAATTGTTACGGATTTAAATGGAAATGAAACTAAATATGAAACAGCAAAAGATGCTGCAAAAAAATTAGTTGTTACCGCCCATTTAATTAGAGAACATTGTAGAAATAAAACCACATTTCAAAGAGGGATATATAAAGGATGGAAATTTAGATTTGATGATAAAAAATACTGAAGATTGGATAAACCAAGAGCGTGTTAAGAAAATTATGATTAGTAATCATGAACCAACTGATTTTTATTTTGAAGATGGTAAAGTAGTTATGACTGAGTCATACCATATTAAGAGAGGTAGTTGTTGCGGGAATGGATGTAAAAATTGTCCTTATTCTCCAATTCACAAAAAAGGAAACACTACTATATTTATAGACAATGGCTAATGGTGTTACATATGGTATAAATTTTCCCTTCAGAGATTCACGAAGAGGTGACTATTTGGAGTTAACTGAATTTCAGTCTCAAGAAATTAAGGCGGCTTTGATACATTTGTTATTAACCAGAAGAGGATCAAGATATTTTTTACCAGAATTTGGTACTAGATTATATGAATTTTTATTTGAACCATTTGACGGATTAACATTTAACGCAATTGAATCTGACATTAGGGATGCAATTGAAAACTTTATGCCAAATCTATTGGTTAATAGTTTAAGTATTACTCCTGCAGACCCACAAGAAGAGGTGGATATTGCGACAGGACAAAACTTGATTGGGACCAGTGAATCATCAATATATAGATTTCCGGGTAAGGGTACTTCAGAATACACAGCAAAAATAAGAATAGATTACTCAACTAATGGGGCGACATTTGGTCAGAGTGATTTTGTAATTATCAATATTTAAATAAGATGGCGAATAACAGAATATCATATACTAGTAGAGATTATCAGTCAATAAGAACGGAACTTTTAAATTACGCAAAAACTTACTATCCTGATTTAATTCAAGATTTTAATGACGCCTCAGTGTTTACTGTTTTCCTTGATTTAAATGCTGCGGTTGCGGATAACTTGCATTATAATATTGATAGAAGTATTCAAGAAACCGTTTTACAGTATGCTCAACAAAGGTCTTCAATTTACAACATTGCAAGAACATACGGGTTAAAATTACCAGGTCAAAGACCATCAGTATCATTAGTTGATTTCTCAATTACGGTTCCTGCCTTTGGTGATAAAGAAGATGAAAGATATCTTGGAACTTTATCAAGAGGTTCTCAAGTTGTTGGAGCTGGTATTGTATTTGAAAATGTTTATGATGTTGATTTTGCGTCACCGTACAACGCTCAAGGATTTCCAAACAGATTAAAAATTCCAAACTTTAACGCTAATAACATATTAATTAATTATACAATTACAAAAAGAGAACTTGTTGTTAATGGTATCACTAAAGTGTTTAAAAGAGTAATTGGGGCAAATGATGTTAAACCATTTTTTGAATTATTTTTACCCGAAAAAAACGTCTTAGGTGTTACAAGTGTGTTATTAAAAAATGGAACTAGCTATACCAACGTACCAACAACAGCGGAATTTTTAGGTTTAGATAATAGATGGTATGAGGTGGATGCTTTGGCTGAAGACAGAGTGTTTGTTGAAGACCCTACAAAAGTGTCTGACCAACCTGGTATTAAAGTTGGTAGGTACATTCAAACACAAGATAGATTTATTACTGAATACACACCCGAAGGATTCAAAAAGATGACATTTGGTGGGGGTACAAATACCGCTCAAGACCAATTAAACCAATTTACAACATTAGGTGCCACATTAGATTTACAAAGATATAGTAATAACCTTTCGTTAGGTGCAACACTAACACCAAATTCAACTTTATTTATTCAATATAGAGTTGGTGGAGGTTTGGCAACAAACTTAGGAACAAATGTAATTAACTCTATTGGTACCGTATCATTCTTTGTAAATGGTCCTTCCGAAACTACAAACTCATCGGTGGTTAATTCACTGAGGTGTGTTAACGTAACCGCAGCTGTTGGCGGAGCAGGTATACCATCACTTGAAGAGATTCGAAACTATGTTTCATTTAACTTTGCAGCACAAAAAAGAGCGGTAACAGTTCAAGATTATGAATCATTAATTAGAAACATGCCAGCCCAATTTGGTGCACCTGCAAAAGTATCTATCACGGAAAATGATAATAAAATATTAATTCAAATATTGTCATATGATACTTCAGGTAAATTAACCAATATTGTTTCAAACACATTAAGACAAAATATTGCGAATTATTTATCAAACTATAGGATGATGAATGATTATATTTCTATCTTTAGTGCAGAAGTAATTGATTTAAGTATGGACATTTCAATTGTTTTAGATTCCGCACAAAATTCAGGTCAAGTAATTTCAAGTGTCGTTGATAAACTATCGGCGTACTTTAATCCTCAAACAAGACAATTAGGACAAAATGTTTATTTATCTGAAGTTAGGAGTTTAATTCAAAATACTAATGGAGTATTAACAGTTGCTAATATTGATGTTTTCAATGAAGTTGGAGGACAATATTCTTCAGCTGAAACTTCTATGGTTTATGCAAACGAAGAAACAAAATTAATATTACCAGTTGACGACACAATATTTGCACAACCATCACAGGTTTATCAAATCAGATACCCAAATAGAGACATTAGAGTTTCGGTTAAAAACTTCCAATCAGTAACTTTTTCATAACAAGTTTATTTTATTTTTCTTTAGTTTATTATTTAGTAGTGTGGATGTCTTTAAAAATTCCGCATAAACTATTTATAAATTAAAGTAACTTGATGGGCCAATCGTATAGAATAAGAACGGAGTTAGGAATTAGTAAAACAATTAACATTCAACTTGATCAAGAGTTTGAATTTTTAGAAATTTTATCATTAAAACTCCAACAAGAAGATATCTACACAAAAAGTTGTGCGGAATATGGTGTTGTTGTTGGTAGAGTTACCGCAAATAACGGTTTTGGATTACCAAACGCCAGAGTTTCAATTTTTATACCTATTGAATCTGTAGATGAATCAAATCCAATAATTTCTAGTATATACCCTTACAAATCGCCAAATGACAAAAACGAAGATGGTTATAGGTATAACTTACTTCCATATGAACAATCATATTCCGCACATGCTGCCACAGGGACATTACCAACAAGATTAGATGTTTTAACAGGTAGTACCGCAATTGAAATATACGACAAATATTATAAATTTACGGTAAAAACAAACGAGAGTGGAGATTACATGATAATGGGGGTACCTCAAGGTAACCGTACATTAGTTATGGATGTTGATTTATCGGACATAGGTGAATTTTCATTAACACCACAAGATTTAATACGAATGGGACTTGCTAGTGAGGCTCAAGTTGCTGGTAATAGATTTAGAACATCAACGGACTTAACTTCTTTACCTCAAATTATTAATATAGTTAAAGATTTAGAAGTGTCGCCACTTTGGGGAGACCCTGAATTGTGTGATATTGCGGTTAACCGAGTTGACTTTGATTTAAGGGACGAAGCAAATATTGATATCCAACCCACATCGACATTTATGGGGTCAATCTATTCGACTGCGGATAATTTTAGGATAAAAAAGAATGGTAAACCTCGTGATAATATGGGCAATCTATGTTCATTAACGTCAGGTCCAGGCCAAATCATTGCAATAAGACAAACAATTTTTCAAGATTCTATTGGTAATCCAGTGTTAGAATCATATCAATTGGAACAATCAGGTAATATTATCGATGGTAACGGTGTTTGGTTAACTGAATTACCAATGAACTTAGATTATTACATTACAAATGAGTTTGGTGAAAAAGTATTGTCAAACGACCCAACTTTAGGTATACCAACCAAAGCCAAATATAGATTTAAAATTAAGTGGCAACAATCTCCAACCCTTAATGAACAAACAAGAAGAGCATATTATCTTGTACCAAACGTTAAAGAATATGGGTGGACGGGTTCTGCAGACCCTAACTTCTCTGGTAACCAAAATCAAAAAGAACAGCTATCTAGTTCCTATTATTTTGGTTTAGCTTGGACTGGTTATACTAGAGGTTTCGGAGGAACACAACTTACTAATAGATTGAATGAAGCGATAAATGGAGATGATACTTTTTATGAGTTTAAATTCAACAGAGTTTACACTGTATCAGGATTGATTGACCAATGGAAAAAAGGTGCTAAGGGTAGATTTATTGGAATAAAAGAAATCGATGACGACGCTTGTGAATCAACAATTAACAAGTTTCCGGTAAATGACGGTTTCAGAAACTTTGATATAATATTCTTCATATTTTCATTATTGTTTCAAATATTACAATTCTCAGGATTATTCATATTGATAATTGCCCACTTGATTTTGGGGATTTATTCAATTGTAATAGGTGCATTATGTTTTCTATGTGGAATAAAAATACCGGTCATCAATGTAAGACCTTTCGGTTTTATTTGTGCATTGTTAGGGATAAAGTGTGAGAAAAAGGATTTCACAATAAGATTACCAATGATTACTTATCCTGAGTGTGAGGCTTGTCAGTGTAAGGATACTGAGGTAAATAATAGCGCAACTTTAGGAGGTGCAAATGGTGTTCTTTCATATGTTTCATTCCCGTCGAGTTATTTTACAAACTTACAATCTAATTTCGTTGGAAACACACCATCAGAAGACATTCAAATGAAAGCCCTGATTTATGCAGATTCAATGGCGGGTAATAATGATAATGTAAGTGACCTATCATTATTTAAAGTTCCTAAATCAGGTGTTGTAAGATTTGAGTCCGATGATTCTGATGGTAGAAGATTTTTCACATGGTCAGATGGATTACCACTCGGAGAAAGAATTAATATTTTCAATTCAAGAGATGCATATTTTGATAATCTTAATAAGATGAGGGTTACATTCAACAAACCTCAAAACTTAGGGACATACCATTATGATAACACAATTACAGTTTTAGCGAACCAACAATATCTACCTGGTGATTTATTAACAACAGTGGACCCTGGAACATCAACAGATTTAAATTTTTTATATACTGCAGAAACCGCTAACGGAGTATTTCAAGGAATTACCGGTACTACAATTTCAGGTTCACAAGTAATAAATGTTAAATATGCAACATCACAATTATCAGACCAAACCGTAAATTACAATTTATCAACAGG